TTCAAATCAAATGACATTACCCACTTATGTAATCCTACAATTGGGTCTTTTACATATGCACCTTCAAACTTTTCACTCTTTTCTCTTTGAATCTTTTGTGGGATAACAATATTCTTTTTTCTTAGTTCATTGTAAATGAGTATATCCCAATATTTTACAGAACCTAACACATCCATATAATTAACTTTTGCATCATAAGCCATAGTCAAACATAACTCAATCAATCTCATTTTATCTTCTAGTCTATCAACAATCTCCACATCTTGTATATTATAGTCAATGAACGATTGGAAGTCCTTTAAGTACCATTCTCGGAATGTTTCGTATGGGTTGTCATCTTTGGACTCTCCTAACTCTACATGTGCTATATGGTCAAGTCTGTAACTCTCACGACTACTATATGTAAACTTCCTATACAAATCATAATAATCTAAATGTGATACACCGAGTATATCATAAACCTGTTGTTTTCTACCCATCTTATAAACTTGTCTATCTGATACATTACCCCAAGGCGAAAGTCTATTGATTTCTTTTGCATCATATAAATTCTTAATACGATTACAAATATATGGTATATCAAAAAATTCTGTATTCCAGCCTGTAACAACATCTGGTTGATTCTTTTCCCAGAAAGTTAGAAACTCTTGGATTAACATTTTTTCTGAATCACATTTTACATAAGTTACATCATCTCTTGTATTATTATAATCACCTATACCCCAAACTAATATTTGTTTGTTTTGATGATTCTTAATTGTAATTGATAATAATGGTTCTATTGCTTCTTCTGGATTTGGAAATCCATTTTCACACGCAACTTCTATATCAATTGTTACTACAAGAATTTTATCTATATCCCACTTTACATAAGTAGGATATTCATCTGCAATATAATTATACTGAAATAAAGTATTACCATAGATTAAATGTGGTTGGTCTTCATAAGACTTTAACCATTCTTTTGCTTCTTTAATTGTTTCGTGTTTTACAGGTGTAACAAATTGCCCATCAAGGGTTTTGTGTTTGGTTTCTTTAATTACCTTACAGAATAGGGTAGGGGAATATTTAACCTTTCGATTAAGTCTTTCACCATTCACATATTCTCTAACAAGTAGAGTATTGCCCCAAGGCGTTACATTAGTGTAAAATTGCATTATATAATTATACTCGCTTTAAACAAGTTTTGTCAATGTTTTTATGTTAATAAATCTGGTTGATTACCATAATGTTTATTTAAGGTTTCTAACTTATCTTCGGCATCGGCAAGTTTCACCACCTCTAAATCAACTGCTTGAACTAGGTCTGGATGTTCTCCAATACCAGCAGGATTTGTTTGATAAACATTTATGTTCGCTTTGGCAGCAGCAATCTCTGCCTCATATTTTTTTCTTAGTGCATCAATTATCATTTTATTTTTCCTTTTCAATTGTAAATTTAGTAGTAACAATATATTTTCTACTAGGATTTACCATTACATTTAGTCTATTCATTAAATCTTGATTAATTAAAACTTTTGTTGTTTTATCTGTTCTATCATCAATGATACATTCCACATCTTTATATGTAGTACCTAAAAATGTTATATCCATATGAACCATTGGTCTTTCAAATACTTTAGCATTAACCGCCCCTCTTTCATATTTTCTCATTTTAATTAATTTATTTTTAAATGAACCTTTTGGCATACTAAATTCATCATCACCACCTTTTGTAGACCAAAATACTGTGCCGTTTTTAATTTCAGCTTTGTCAGCGTGAATCATAACTCTTGCACTATTACCTGTATCAAAGTTAGCAGAAACATCCCCTATACCCTCTATTGTTAGTACCTCTATTCTACCGATTTCAGATGGTGTTTTAACTCTAGCATTTTTATCTTCAAAATGTTGTAATAATCCTTTGATTAAATTTTCACCTGTTGCACTTTCAATACCCTCTGTGCCAGGCGATGAATTTACTTCTAGAATATATGGTCTTTCTTTATTTCTATCATTAGCAGGTATAAAATCAACAGCACAATAATGACCATTAACTGCTTTAGCAGCTAACACGCAATCTTCTATCTCTTGCTCTGTTAATTTAAACATTTTAACTTTTCCACCTTGTGAAAAGTTTGACCTAAAATCTCCCTTTATAACATCACGCCTCATTGAAGCAAAAACTTTACCACCTAAAACTAATACTCTAATATCAAATTCTGTTTGTATATATTCTTGAATTAACAATTCAACATCATCTGTTTCTTTATAAATTAATTGAGCAATACTATCTAAACCTTTTTCTGATTCTACAAATAAAACTCCAACACCCTTACTACCCCTAAGAGTTTTCATTATTATAGGATAATCTGTTTTTAAGTTTTTTACTGCTTGTTTAACAGCATCTTTGTTGGGTATCAGAATTGTAGTGGGTTGATTTAAACCATATTCTGCAAGTCTTAGATAACTCCTATATTTGTCAGCACACATTTGTACTGATTCTCTATTATTAATACAAGCAACACCTGCCTTTTCTAATTGTGATAATAGATTTAACCAAGAATCTTTTCTCGTAACTGAACCTCTAACCATTGCAAAAGTATCATTTTTATCTATAACAAAACCTTTTTTATCATTTACATTATGAATAGTTTTTATATCACCCTCATTTTTGATATATGCACCATCTAAAAAAACAACATAAACCTCATGACCTAACTTAGCCCCTTCCTCTTTAATTCTTTTTGCTGTGTGAAACAACTCAGATTTTTCTGGTTCATCTGATAGCACTAAAATTTTGAGTTTGGTTTCAGTTTGTTCTGTAATGAACGATTTGAAGTTTTCCATAATTTATTCTGGTTGCCATTTACCCATTGCTTCTTGCTTACCTTTATAATCTGCAAGTGCAGCTTTGATTGCATCTTCTGCTAGTACTGAACAATGAATTTTTACAGGTGGTAATGCAAGTTCATTTGCAATATCACTATTCTTAATTTTTTCTACTTCTTCTACAGTTTGACCTCGCACCCATTCAGTCAATAAACTTGATGATGCGATTGCAGAACCACAACCATAAGTTTTAAATTTTGCATCTGTTATAATACCATTATCATCAACTTGAATTTGAAGTTTCATCACATCACCACACGCAGGCGCTCCCACCATACCTGTACCAACATTTGGGTCTTCTTTATCAAGAGTTCCTACATTTCTAGGATTCTCGTAATGGTCTAAAACTTTATTTGAATATGCCACTATTCTACCTCTCTTTTTTTACCTATGTTATATTTAGTTTCCAACACCCATTCATCTTTCTCTTTAAATGAAATAATTTTAATTTGACTTAATGGTGCAATAGGTTCTGGTGTTGCTTTCATTTCTACCAATCCCCAATCACTTAGAAGTTTGACTATTGTATTTCTTCTTGCAATATCATTCTCTGACAAGTTGGTATCTTTACCATCAAGTGCAAATAGTTCTTTAAAGTGAACGATATAATATCTTCCTTGTTTATGAAGTATGTGGCAAGATTGATATAACTTTCTTTCTTTTCGTGAAGCAACTCCGATACGAGATAATGTTTCTCTAATCTTTAAGAAGTCGTCTGGTTCTTTTAGTAGAACCTCAAACATATGCTCCTGTTTCCAATTTACATTATTTTCCATGTTTACCACCTTTATTTAAACTATTCCTTATAGTTTTTATTTGTTCATCATTTAGTATATTAAGAGCAGATTTAGCTTTCTCATTACCATAACCATAATACTCTTTTACACATTCTAAATCCTTTTCCTTCTTTGCTTTGAGCCAAGGCGTATATCTTGACCTTGTTCTTAGAGTATTTAGTAAAAAATCAAACTGTAATTTCTTATCTAGTTGGTGATTCATATTCATTTCATTTACTAGGAAGATGGTGTCTTGAAAGGGTGCTAGACACTTGTTTATAATGTATGCTGGATATTTCTTTTCCCATTGCTCATCTTCACCTTCCATAAGTTTTTCTTTGGAAGTATTGATTGCTTTAAGATATTCTTTTAGTTCATACATTATCTATTTCCATTTGACTTCGACCATAATCTCTGTCAAACAAGCAAGTAGATTTATTTCTTGGTCTGCAACAAATGCTGACTGATACTGATACTTTGCGAGTATAAGAACTGCATGAGGTATTGTACTACCATCCACATGATTGTAAAGATTATCATAAATCCTACGAAAAATGCGTACAGGGTCATTGTCAAGATTATGCACAATCCACTTTCGCACATTTGTGAATTCTTTCTCTTTGAGTGCAACCATAAGTTCATTGATATTTACCTCACTAACATTTACAAGAATACCAGCATCTATTTCACCAGATGTAGAATATCTTTGTAGTTCATTTAAAGTTCTTCGCCAGTCTGGAAAGTATTTAGTTAACACTTCCATTATAACTCTTGGTTCGTATTTTACATTCTCAGATTCAAGAATGTTTTTAACACGACCAAAGAATTCTTTGGCAAGTTTTGGTTTATCATCCTTTGGAATAATAAAATCAATCACACTACATCTTGAGTGTAATGGTTCTATTAATCTATTCTTGTAATTACAAGTAAGAATGAATCCACAGTTCTTGTGAAATTCTTCCATGAACCCACGCAGAGCAGGTTGAGTAGATTGGGGATTTAAATAATCTGCTTCATCAAGTATTACATACTTACGATCACCTTCTAGTGATACAGTTGA